GTTGATTTATATAAGGAACTACGCAACAACGATAGATATCCTGGTGGTCTAGTACCTTGGTCCTACCTAGCAATGCCAGCTCTACTTACAGTAGATGATGATCCCGATAAGTGGGAAACCTTATGGCCTGCATCCGATCAACCCTTTGATGGTCAGAAGGAAGAAGAGAAGGATCCAGTAACTAATCTTTATCCTAGATGGAATGGGCGTAACCTATATAACGAACGCCAATCTATGGATGCTTCAACTTGGGCTTTAATTTATCAGCAACAAGATATCTCAGATGATGCGGCCTTTGACCCAGTCTGTGTTCGTGGTTCTATAGATGGTATGCGTAAGTCGGGCAGACTAACCGCAGGTCATCCTGGACACCCAAGAGATTTAAATGGTTTTACTTTTATCTGTGGGTTAGATCCTGCAATGGTAGGAGATACCGCAGCTATCTGTTATGCAATAGATAGAGCTACTAGTAAACGCTATATTGTAGATGCTATTAAAATTACTAGGCCTAGCCCTGCTGCTATTAGAAATCTAATATTTGACTGGACATCCTTGTATGGTCCTAGTGAGTGGATAGTAGAGAAGAACGCCTTTCAATCTTTCCTAACACAAGATGAAGGTATCAAGATGCACTTAGCATCTAAAGGTGTACAGTTTAAAGAACACCATACTGGTAGTAATAAATGGGATGCAGGTTTCGGTGTTGCATCTATGGCTACCTTATTTGGTACTAAGCAATTTGATGGTAAGCACCATAGGGATAACCTAATACATTTACCTTCAGATCAAACTGAAAACATTAAGGCTCTAATAGAGCAGTTAATTACTTGGTCTCCTACGACTAAGGGTAAAACAGATATGGTAATGGCTCTTTGGTTCTGTGAGATCAGGGCAAGAGAGATGCTCAACTATGGTAAGTATCAGACACACCATCTTAAAAATCCATTCCTATCAAAGTATGAACAGAGCAAGAGAACAGTCGTCAACCTAGATGAACTGTTTGCAGAAAAAGAACGTACATTCATCTAAGGAGAAAATAATGAAAAAAGCTGAGAGCGAAAAAGGTAGACTTTTAAGAGCAACAGATAAATCAACCAAAGGTAGTACTACATATGCAGCCGATCAGTATGTTACTAAAGGTTTAAGAGGTCTTAATCTATCACCAGAACAACAACGCAAATTACAAAATAAATTAATTCCTATCGTACAAAAAACTATTCAATCAGAACGTAATAGAACAGTAACTCGTGGTGAAGGTATTGTTAATAGAACTGCTGTAAAGAAAGTTAAAGCTGCTGAAAAGAAAATTGTAGGCGGAAAGTAATTAATCTTATTAAGGACAAATAGTGTTATCTACTAAAGAGGTAGTCTCAAAGATAGATCGGTTGAAGAACCGATATGCAGCTAGAGACCAGCGTATGCGTGATGTTCTTTCCGTGCGCCAAGGTGATATATCAAAAGTATATCCAGCTATGTTCTCAGAGGATTACCCAAAGCCTTTAGTTGCAAACTTTGTAGATGTAGCAGCCCGTGATCTAGCAGAGGTAATGGCACCACTGCCATCCTTTAACTGTGCAGCAACTAATATGGTATCTGATACCCAACGCCGTGCTGCTGATACTAGAACTCGTATTGCTAATTACTATGTAGCATCTTCTGATCTACAGATTCAGATGTATACCGGTGCTGATTACTTTAATACCTACGGTCTATTACCAGCAATGATTGAAATGGATTATGAGACAAACAATCCTCGTATCCGTTTGTTAAATCCTTTTGGTGTATACCCTGAGGTAGATAGATTTGGTCGTTGCCTATCTATATCACAGATCATTGCATCCGATGCTGAGAGTATCGCATCCCAGTATCCTGAGTTCTATGATCAGATAGTTGGAAAGACAGTTTATTCTTACGCTTCCCCTTACCTATCTATCGTTAGATACCACGATAAAGATCAAGACTTAATTTTTATACCAGAGCGTAATAACTTAGTTCTATCTAATACACCTAACCCAGTCGGTAAGTGTTTAGCAAGAGTTGCACTTCGTTCATCCTTAGATGGTGAAGCTCGTGGACAATTTGATGATGTTCTATCCGTTCAATTAGCCCGTGCTCGCTTTGCAGTATTGCAGATCCAAGCAGCAGAGAAATCTATTCAAGCACCTATTGCTATTCCACAAGATGTTCAGGAGTTAGCACTAGGACCTGATGCGATTATGAGGTCTGCTAACCCACAAGGTATTCGTAGAGTTCCACTAGAGCTACCAGCAGGAGTATTTACAGAGTCTGGTGTACTAGAGCGTGAGTTAAGATTAGGTTCTCGTTACCCTGAATCTCGTTCAGGTAATATTGATGCCTCTGTTGTTACAGGTCGTGGAGTTCAAGCATTACAAGCTGGCTTTGATACACAAGTTAAAGCAGCACAAGCGCAGTTCGCTAGATTATTCCAAGAGTTAACCTCACTTTGCTTTGAAGTAGATGAGGTTGTCTTCGGTAATATGACTAAGACTATTAAGGGAACCGATGACGGTACACCTTATACAATGAAATACACACCATCTCGTGATATTAAAGGCGAGTATGGCGTAGATGTACGTTACGGCATTATGTCTGGTATGGATCCTAACCGAGCCATCATTGCATTACTACAAATGCGTAGCGATAAGTTAGTGTCCCGTGATTATGTCCGCCGAGAAATACCAATGGAGTTAAATGTTACGCAAGAAGAACAAAGAGTTGACATTGAAGAAATGCGTGATTCTCTTAGGGTTGCTGTTGCTCAGTATGCACAAGCTATTCCCGCACTTGCTGCCCAAGGTCAGGACCCATCTCAAATCATTACGAGAATTGCCGAAGTAATCCAAGGCAGACAAAAAGGTTTCCAACTAGAAACTATTATAGAAAAAGCATTTGCGCCAGAACCACAACCGGTGGCACCAACAGCACCGGCACTTCCAGAACAATCTAGTATTCCAGCAGTAGGAACGGCCCCCGTTCCTGCCTCGCAGCCAACTGAACAACAACAAAGCGGAGAGGCCCCTGCTGCTGGACCTAGACCTGATATCGCACAACTACTCGCCTCCATTGGCGGAGCAGCATAATAGAAGGAGGTGAAAATGAAAAAGGGAACATTTCAAAAGTCTGTAGAGGTCAAGCCTGTACAAGGTAAGATGGATACAGCCAAGCCAGCAGGTGGAGAAGTTAAGTTCGGCTACACACCAGCAGGTCGCAAAGGAACAAAAGCGTAATTATTTTAATGACAGGAGTACTGGGTGAATAACGATAACAATCTTAATCGCCCAGTACGAACGTCTGATTACTTCGTAATTGCTACAGGATTCGTTTTAAATATAGCATCGGCTATAGATGCTTTAGCAGATGACTTACATCAGTTAGCTGTCTATCATTCAAATCAAAAAAGCCAAGAAGATAAAGTTTGGCAAAAATTTTCGCAAGACTTAGAGACTTTAAAGGAGGACTAGTATATCAATGATAAATCCACTAGCTGGTCCATCAGGTCCAGGAGATAAGGCAACAAGAACAGATCAATTAAAAATAGGTTCTGCATTTTATTCAGATGATACTGCTGAAATTAGTACAGCAGCACCTAAGTCAAAGACTCGTGGTAGTGCAGATGATGTAGGTGGAAGACCTGCTAGTCCAGCAACACAAACTCCTATAACTAAATTATTTGATCCATCACAAAACCCAGATCAAGCAGCTACTGCCGGTGTTGATATAGGAGACGGTCCTGGATCATCAGCATTAATGATGCAGTCACAGTTTGCAAACAATAAAGTTTCAGATTCTTTAGCAGATTTATTAGCTTACGATAGCACTGGTGAAATTAATATTCTTTACCAGCAAGCTATTGCACGAGGTATGTAGTGGCAAACCCAAATCTTGATGCCGCCGTTTTACAGGCAGGTCTCACTGGGAAAAAGAAAGAACAAATTGATGGACTATCTAAGTTATTAGATTCTCATCGTAAACTTATTTCTTTGCCAGAAAACCAAGCAAAAGCATCATTTGAAGCATTGCCAGAAACTCAACAAAAAGCCCACGTTTCTTTCTTTGGTGATGGTGGCCCTGCTGAAGTTTTAGGCAGCGCAGCTCATTATTTAGGTATAGGTTTTAAACAAACTATTGGTCGCGCTTTTAGTGCAATAAATGAAGTATCAGATTTTTCAACTCGTCTTGCTCGTACTGGATTAATAGCAGCAGATCAAGGTGTTGACCTAAGCACTGCATTTAAAATAGCAAACGATAAAGGCGATAAGGTATTTGATCCAAGTCGTATTGATGCGGCTACTAAAATATATGGCGAAGATGCAATGTCTGTTGCAATGAAAGTTGCTGGCGGTATGAGTCTGAGTGAGATTCAAGCAACAGGTTCAGATGCTGAAAAATTAATTGCATCAACTGCTGCTCAGAAAAAAGATAAAGATTCTTACTTTATGGGCGCATTAGATGCTGCACAAAGAGCAAAGTACTCTCCAGGTAGAGCTGTAGCAAATCTTATTCTTCCAGAATTTTTAGAAAAAACTGTTTTATATAAAGGTATCTCTGGTGTAGTAGATGCTGGTTATAGAATATTTACTGATCCATTTTTAATATTAGGTAAGGCTAAGAAAGCCTATGATGCTGGAGATTTTTTACTTTACAATATACTAGGTAAAGAAAAGTTTACCTATGGTAGAAATCTAATGGCTACCGCAGGTAACG